CCTCCTCCACTACTAAGGAACTATGATGACTAAGTCAAAAGGTCTTACCCAAGTCGCCAAAGCCGATTGGATCGGGGATTTAACCCTCGAGTCGATCGATTTAACGGCTGCTTCGGACCTTATTGCAGCCAGTGAGCTCAAGTCAGAAAAGCTTGACACCTTTACAGATGCCAATGCTCTTCTGAAACAGAACGCAAGCTTGAAGATCGAACTACTTAACTCAATACGAGTTTTGTGGCCGCTCGTCACTCATGCGCTAATCGCCAGAGGGTTTATACCCAAAGGGGCTGGTATTGAGCTCGTGAGCCCTCAGCGTCGAACAGTTCTTGAACTGCTTGATCTTGAGGCTCACCTGGTCGAAATCATCAAAAAGTCCCTAGATAGTGAAGGAGAACCCAACCGTCGTTTAGACTCTGACGGTAAGGAGTAAGCCATGGGGTACACGAAGAGCTTCCCCGAGGATCATGACTTTAATTACAGGTATGTTGTGGACGGATGGAATGTCCGTTCCAATGTATTTCCTGTGACGACGGTCGGTACTCGGAGTGGTACTAGGGTGCCCGATTGGCGAGAAAAGATCGCAAGAGGCCAGAATGCCTCAAGCGATTTTACTTCTAATCGTATAGAGATTCTTGAGCGTGACACGGGAAACGTCCATATGGACGCAACTCATGTCTTTACGCCGTCGTCTGTGCGAACTGAGACTTTCGAAGGGTTTGTTGTACGCCCTTCTGATGGTCTCGGTCATTATAGCCCAGCGACGAACGTTGCCGAAGCGGCGGCCCTCCAACGGATCCTTGCCAAGATCCGATCCGAGTATCAGAAACTCAACAGCGCTGCTGTTGTTGCTGAAGGCTTGGACGTCATACGGCAATTCGGAGCCCCTTTCGCTGCAATATGCGATCTTACCAACAGGCGTCTTAACCGGCTATATTTAGAAAGCCGGGGCCTGAAAGGTTCGACCGCATTTCGCAAGCTTAAGTGGGCCGAGATTGTCGCATCGACATGGCTGGAGTATAGTTTCGGTCTGAAACCACTGATCTCCGACAGTGTTAAAGCAGCCGAAGCTCTTGCTCACTGGCAGGACGAAGCAGATAATGATTTTCGTTATCGTTCTCGTGTTGTCGGTCGAGGTACTTCCAACTTTACGACCCAGTCTGAAGGCGTAGAAACCCTAATAAACAGCGATATCGGTCGAGTCTATATTAAGGCTCGACGTCGAGATTCAACGGATTATAGGGTCCAATACGTCTGCGGTCTGGGCGCTTCCCACCGAGCCGATATCGGCTCAAATGATCGCTTGCTCCAATTACTGGGTTTTAATCCAGAAAATTGGGTGCCGGCGATTTGGGAAGTGGTCCCATGGTCCTGGTTGATCGATTACTTTAGTAATGTAGGTCAGATCATGCAGGCCGCGGTGACGTCGACTGCTGACGTGAAGTGGACGTGCAAGACGGTTTCTTACGAAACTGTTGTGCACCAGACTACACCTGTTAGCGCCGACGCGACGCGAAGCCTGCTTGCCGCCTATAACTATAAGTTGCGATCACTTTCAGGACATGCTGGACAATGGAAGACACGGAGAACCACGGTGACGAGGGATGCAGACGCGACCTTAGGTTGTCCGCCTTTGGTGATTTCCCATCCTTTTGAGGATGGCACCAAGCTGGCAAACATGGCCGCTGTTTTGCTGAACCGTCGCCAATCATCGTCGGCCTTGTGGCTGACTTAACTAACTTAGGAGCCTATTATGGCATTCGCACCTACTAGCCCCATTACGGGCGCCACCCAAACGGGTCTCACGTCACCGACTTATACGATCGTTACGGACACTAGTCCCGAAGCGACCGGCAAGCAGGTGTATGTGAGCGCGCTTGGAGGCACGCAAACGGGTGTGCTCGCACACTCGGTTGCTGCTCCATTCACCCTCTCTATGTTCCGGCCCAAGGTTCTTAAGAACCTTTCCCCCGTGAATCCGGTGACTGGCGTTTTGCGCAATGTTCCGATGAACACCTATAAGGTGATCACTCGGAAAGGAGTGCTCCCGTTGGCCGGGCAGTCTTACAAGACTGCCTTGATCAAGACCGAGCTGGATATCCCAGCCGGTGCTGATCTGGCCGACCCGCTGAGTTTGAGGGCCGCTATCTCCGCACACATCGGTCTGCTTTGGCAGATCTCCGATGGCGCAGGGAATACGGTTGTCACTGGTACCGTTTGATACCGCGACTTCAAAGGCATTTATGCCAATGATACCTCATACTTTGGCAGGAGTAACACGATGCGTGATTACGCGAGTCTCTACAACTGTCTCCTCGCGGACCTGGACCTTCAAGCTGGCTATGGCGCTGATTTCATGTCTTCTGACATGGATTTCGCTGGAGCTGCAAGAAAGTCCCTCGCCAGAAGCTTCTACAAGAAGCTTTGTCCTACAAACACTTCAAGGGATGCTGACGCTGCTGCACTAGAAAAATTTAGTGCAATCAACGCTCGGCTACCAGAGTGTTATGAGTTTGGCGCTGAAAATGAGGTTGAGTCATGTTTCTGGGATTACTTCAAAAGTAACCTGAACGCGTGCCTCTCTCCTCATGAGTCCATCGGAGCCTTTGATCTGGATTCTATCCGGGAAGGGATGATGGCTGGTCCTGGTGCCGCCCAAAAGGCGGACAGTTCGACATTGTACTCAAAACTATTTGCGAGTGCAATGTCTTACACGGACCCTAGCTTGATCCCTTACTATAGGGCTGCCTTAGCTGGAACCGGCTTCTGGGCCGACGCAGAAATGCGTCGGTTCCAGGAGCACGGTTTCGTTAAGGTCGAGGGTGGTAAGTTATTCTTTGCGCCGAAGAATGCTGAAATCTCGCGTACATGCTGTACCGAAGCCAATATGAATATGTTAATTCAGAAGAGCATCGGTGCATTCATGGAGTTCCGGTTGGGTTGGTATTTTGGGATTAACCTTGATAACCAGCCTGACAGGAACCGTGAACTCGCTAGGCTAGGTTCAATAGATGGATCCTTCGGAACCATCGACTTGACATCCGCAAGCGATAGCATGATACTTGACATGCTCAATCAGGCATTAGACCGTAGTTTTCTGAAGACTATGATCTGGATGTCTAGGAGCAAGGTCGCCACACTCCCAAGTGGTGAGACCGTCAAGTTGAACATGATCAGTACGATGGGGAACGGTTTTACGTTTCCCCTTCAGACCATCGTGTTCGCGAGTGCGGTTAGGTCCGTCTATCAACTGATGGGAATACCATCAGATTGTCCTCGAACCCAGTATGGAGTTTTCGGTGATGATATCATCGTCTGTAAACAGGCGTATGAATTCGTTTGCCGTATGCTCCGCAAGCTGGGATTCGAAGTGAACGTAGGCAAATCGTTCAATAGCGGTCCTTTCCGGGAATCGTGCGGCCATGACTACTTCAACGGACTGAACATCCGTGGGGTATATGTCAGATCGCTCGAATGCCCTCAGCATGTGTATAGCCTTATCAACCGATTGAACCGCTGGCAGGCCTTTCACAGTATACGGCTGCCTACAACCATCTCCCTGCTTCTTTCGTGGATCCGAGATATTCGGGTCCCTCCGAGCGAGGCAGATGATGCTGGCGTCCATGTACCGTTTAAGGCGACCATTCCCCAACTGACGAAAGCGTACTGGTTTAAATACCGGTGCTATCGTCGGCGGGTTAAGCGTGTTAAACTGGAAGAATGTGAGGATGGTATAACAGTGCCCTTACTTCTCAATGAAGAGGGGCTTGCTGTAACTATCCTTTCTGGCCATACACGGCGACGAGATGTTTCGCTAACAACATCCGATGACTCAGCATGGAAACATGACTGGAGTTTCTCTGCCACCATTCGGGACAGAGTCGGAGCGAAACCTCGGTACCAAATCGTCACAAAATCGATTCCGTATTGGGACTATTGGCCTGAGAAGGTCGAAAATCCTCGTTCGGAACTGCTGAATGCTTCGCCAGAGCGGGTTCCTAAGACCGCCTGGGAGAAGCAACGAGCAATTGAGTGGCGTATCGACCTCCCGGTCGATAGTTACCGCATCTGGGAAG